GGACAGTTCCTGAAGTAAACAGTACAATTACGGTAAGTTAATATGGCAACACTAAAAGAAATAAAAGGTACAGCAATACAATTCTTGGATGAAGATCCAGTAGTATACGTTGGGTCTTGGTCGAGTGGTGGAGCTTTAAACACAGCTAGATCAAATTTAGCAGGAGCAGGAACACAAACAGCTTCAATAATGTTTGGAGGAAGCTCACCAGCACCAAGCCCATATCCTCAACCTTATTATATTCATAATGAAACAGAATCTTACGATGGAACTACTTTTACAGAAGTCGCTAATTTAAATACAGCAAGGATAACAAATAGAGGAGGTTTTGGCACATCTACAGCAGGATTTTTAGCAGGAGGATACACTTATCCGCCAGCAGGGCCAACAGGTATTCAACAATTATGTGAATCTTGGAATGGATCAGCATGGAGTGAAACAACAGACTTTAATACAAAAAGATATAGTTTTGCTAGTTCAAGTTCATCACCTTACACGAGTGCGATTATAACTGGTGGTTTTACAGGTGGCCCTCCACCAAGTCAGATTAATAACGCTGTAGAAACTTGGAATGGTTCATCGTGGACTGAAACAACAGAGACAAATTCCACAAAAGGAGGGGGATCAGGAGCTGGCACATCATCAACGGCTGCTATAGTTGTTGGTCCTACTGATTCCTCTGTTGAGTCTTGGGATGGCTCTAGTTGGACAGAAGTTGCTGAAATGACTACTACAAGGTCAAGCACAGGATCAGCGGGGACATATACCTCTGCTTTATGGTTCGGTGGTCCATCGAGCAGTGCTAAAACAGAATCTTGGAACGGAACTTCGTGGACTGAATTAAATGATTTATCAACAGGTAGAGGTGACGTTGGTTCTGCTGGTGGATCAAATGCAACAACATCAGCTTTTGCAGCAGGAGGAACTCCACCTGTTACATCAGCATCAGAGGAATGGTCTTTCCCACCATCAACATCAACAACTTTACAAGAAGGAGACATGTGGTTTAATTCTTCTTCATCAGTTTTAAAAGGTTATGGAACCGCGGCTGGGATACCAGCAGCGACTTGGTCGTCAGGTGGTTCTTTGAATACAGCTAGATATGATATATCAGGATTAGGTCTACAAGATGCAGCGTTAGCTACAGGTGGTTACACTGGGTCAGATTCAGGCGCAACTGAAATATATAATGGTTCTAGTTGGACAGAAGTAAATGATTTAAACACGTCAAGAAGAATATTTCATAATGGCTTTGGTACAACAACTGCTGGATTAGTATTTGCAGGTTATCTAACTTCTACAGCAGCTAGCGTATCAGTAACAGAGTCTTGGAATGGAACTAACTGGACTGAAGTTAATGATATGAACACTGCAAGAAACCCTGCTGCAGCTACTAACACTTCTCCTCAGTCAGATGGACTCTGTGCTGGTGGAAATGGAACAGCTAATGTAGAATCTTGGGATGGAAATAGCTGGACGGAAGGTACAAATTTAAATACATCAAGAACTGGTACGACTGGAGCAGGAATAAGTAGTACATCTGCGATATCATTTTCTAATCTTCCAAATAGTGCAATTACGGAAGTATGGAACGGAACAAGTTGGACAGAAGTTTCAGATTTAAATACTGGTAGAAATTACGGCACAGGAACTGGGTCAGCTTCTTTAGCTCTCATGATTGGAGGTAGGGTAGAACCTAATACAGTTCAAACAAAAGTTGAAGCTTGGGATGGTTCCTCATGGACAGAAGTAGGAGACATAGCTACAGCAACTTTACAACAAGGAGCTGCTGGACCAGCTTTGCAGGCATTAACTTTTGGAGGAGAGACTACAACATATAGTGCTGCAACTGAAGAATGGACTGTTGACGCAACAGTATCTACAGTGACAACTTCATAGTTGACTTTTCCCCTCAGAATGGTATAATATATATAAACGAGGAGAAATATGAATAACGAAAAACGTAATATAGCTACTAAGCTAGAAACCGAATCTAAATATTTAACTAACATATTAGATAAGGAAGATGTTAAGGAGTTTAAAAAATTAATTCCTGAACTACAAGATACTTGGAAAAAGAAACAAATGTTTAGAACAGAAACTGAAATGAGATTTTCTGTTTTATCTGATAACAAGTATCCAACAAGAGCTGCTAAATATTGGCAGTCAGTTAGAGAACAGAATACACACTTTGAAAATTTAGTACACCTATCATTTGACTCTAGAAAAAATGATGTTGAGATTAAAAAAATTCAAAGAGATATTAAAAAAGAAAAAGATCCATTAGAGAAAGAATTAAAACAAGTAGAGTTAGAAGAAAAACTTTATGGTAAAGCTCAAATGGAACTAGTTGCTAAACATAGAATGAGAGAAGTGGCTACATGGTCAAAACTTAAAAAAGAATTTGATGATGGTAACTTTGATAAAGAAGATGTAAATACACATCAAGCACACTCTTATATGTTAAGATTACAACATCAAAAGAATACTATAACACCAGGCACATCACAACCAGAAGTGTTTAATGTTATGGGACAATTAGATACACTAGAAAGAGTAATTAGAGATAAAGAACTACAGGCCCCTAAAAATAAAAAAAGGTTAAAATGAAGTTTGATTTTGTCTACTTAGGGCAAACTGTTTTAAAATACGAAGTTCCTTTAGAAATATTTGTAGGTCTTAATGAGATTTATGAAAAACAAAAGAAGCAACTTCCTAAAGCTAACAAACAGTTAGTAGGTAAAATACAAGATGAAGTATCATTATTTTATTCAGGACCTAATAATGATAAAATGCATCAACATAATTTTTTACCACAAGATATTTTAAAATGGTTTCATAGTATCTTTGATCATTACACAGATTGGAATAAGATTGGCCCAACACAAAAATCTATAAATTCTATTTGGGTTAATGAGATGAAAGCCAATGAATATAATCCAGTGCATATTCATCAAGGTAAATTATATACAGGGCTATCATCTGTAATGATTTTAAAATTACCAAAAGATACAGGTATAGAATATTCTGCAGAATCAAAACCTATGAATGGTAGATTACAAATTATTGGATCTGCTAATGGTCAATTTTCTAAAACAGATTATTCACCTAATATGAAGATTGGTGACTTCTATGTTTTTCCTTATGATATGCGTCACTGTGTATATCCATTTAATTCTACAAAAGAAACTAGAAGAACATTAGTTTGTAATGTTGATGTTGATTATAACCCAGTAAGTTCAAGAACTGGATCGGGGCAAATGGAATGATACCTAGAATGCCACGATGGCAATCTTATGTTGCCACTACAACACAACCAATATTTACACCTGAACAATGTAAGATGATTATTGATGCAGGTCATTCATGTGCACCTGAACAAGCTAAAGTTGGTGGTGGTGAATCTGGTCAATATGATACTAAGAAAAGAGTAACAACAATTTCTTGGATACCTTTTGATAAACTACCACAGATGTACAAAGTTATTGAGAATCAATTATCTATTGTAAATTTAAATCATTTCTATTTTGATGGAGTTAAACTTACAGAGCCTGCACAGTTTACAGAATATCCAAAAGGTGGTTTTTATGATTGGCATATGGATTTAAATGCATTTGGTCAAGAAGGTCAGAATCCAATTAGAAAGATATCAATGACTTGTTTGTTATCAGATCCATCAGAATTTAAAGGCGGTGATTTATTATTTTCAGAAATGGGAGATAATAAACCTTTACCATTAAAACAAGGACAAGCAATATTCTTTGCATCATTTTTAAGACATAAAGTTGCCCCAGTTAAAAAAGGTACAAGAAGATCTTTAGTTATGTGGTTTGGGGGTCCACCTTTTAAATGAGTCAGTTACAAAGAAAAATATTATTTCCTACTCCTGTTTATTTTAAAGATCTACCTAACGCTAAAGAACTTAATAAATACTTATTTAAACATATTAAAAATTGGCGTAAGAAAGATCCAACAGGTGAATCAAAAACAAACTCTGGTTTTGGTTGGCACAGTAAAACTGATATGGATAGAAGGGAAGAGTATAAACCTTTAGTTCAAGAGTTATTTAAGATGGCTGAAGAATGTAATAAAGATTACGGTGTACAGCCTAAGTTAGGACTAGGTAATATGTGGGCTAATATTAATCCTACATATAGTTATAATAAAACACATACACATCCTAATTCATTATGGTCAGGTGTATATTATATTAAAGTGCCTAAGAACTCAGGCAAGTTATTTTTAGAAGATCCTAGACCAGGACCTAATACACATATGCCTAGAAGGCTTGATAATTTACCAGAGCAATTATGGAGAGTTTGTGCTTACGAACCTAAAGAAGGTAGAATGATTTTTTTTCCAAGCTGGTTACCTCATGGTGTTGATATAAATTTAAATACAGACAAGGGTGAAAAGAATTGGAGAATATCTGTATCATATAATTTTATACAGATATGAGTTTTAAAAAAAATAAATATCAAGTTATTCGTGGTGCTATATCAAAAGAGTTAGCAGATTTTGGATATAGATATTTACAAATATCTGCAGAAGCTGATTGGTGGATGTTAAGCAATGGTGCTACACATTCTAAAAATCCTTTGATAGGAAACTTTGCAGATCAACAAGTACCAAACTCATACGCTAAATACGGTGATAGATTTATGGAAACATTACTAGTTAAAACCATAAATGTAATGCAAAAGAAAACAGGATTAAAACTAGTACCTACCTATTCTTACACAAGACTTTATAGAAAAGGTAATATACTAAAACGACATAAAGATAGACCTAGTTGTGAAATATCTACAACTTTAAACTTAGGTGGTGATAACTGGGATATATTTTTAGATCCAACAGGATCTGATAATGTAATAGACGAGTATAAAAATATACATAAACCAAACGCCCCTAAAGGTATTAAGATATCTTTAAAACCTGGAGACATGTTAATATATTCAGGATGTGAACTTGAACATTGGAGAGAACCATTTCAAGGTGATTTATGTGGTCAAGTATTTTTACACTATAATCATGCAAATGGTCCATATGCTAAAACTAACTTATATGATAAAAGACCTATGCTTGGTATAGTAAAAAATGGCTAAACGTAAATCCCTCATCGGAATAAATAATTTTGTAAAACAGACTAAGAAAAAACGACCTGGAAGGCACAGCAAAAAATATAATAAGAGAGTGCCTAAAAGGAAAAAAAATAGAGGACAAGGAAAATAATAATGGCAACGACATTACCAGCAGGTGCATTAGCACCTCAACAGACAGAACAGACTAATACTAAAAAAGCTGTTAGTCTAATAGATAGTTTATTAAGTACACCTACATTACCTCAAGGTACAAGCATTACACCTCAAGCTCAAAATGTTCAAAGTAATGAACTACTAGCTACACCTGGTGTAACAGGTACACTATCTGCTACAGCTGCACAAGCTACAGCACCGACTGCTACTATGGGAACTGCTGCAACTTCACAACAAGTTGCTGGAGTAACTCCACAAGCAGCTGGGCAATTTACAGCTGATGTAGTTGGAACTTCACCTACTATGACTGCTGCACAAGGAACTGTAACAGCTCCTATGACTGCAGCTCAACAATCTTTAGCTACATTAGATTCAAGAGCAACTGTACAAGGTCAATTAGAAAGTATTTCTAGTGATATAGAACAATCTCTAGCACAGGGAACACCATTACCTGCATTTGCTAGAGGAGCTGCTGAAGCTGCAAAAGCAACTATGCAAGCTAGAGGATTAGGATCTTCTACAATGTTAGCTGAAGCATTAGCAGAAGGTATATTAAAATCTTCTGTTCCTATTGCTGCCGCAGATGCAGAAACATATAAACAAGTTATATTTCAAAACTTAGCTAATAACCAGCAAGCTGCTGTTGTAAATGCACAAGCATACTTGCAAATGGATATGGCTAATTTATCAAATAGCCAGCAGGCTAACTTACAAAATTTACATAGTAGACAACAGATATTATTATCTGATCAAGCTGCTAGAAATGCATCATTACAATTTAATGCAACTAGTCAAAATCAAGTTAATCAATTTTATGATAATTTAAATACTAGTATTCAAACACAAAATTCCCAAAGAGCTGATGCGATGGCTCAGTTTAATCTTGCAGAGTCTAATAAAGTTACAGCATTAAATGCTAAAAATGCTACAGCAATAGCTGATTCAAATGCACAAAGAGCAACTGCAATATCACAATATAATAAAACTTTAGAAGATGCAAGACAAAGATTTAATGTAGAAAATCAAAGAGTAATAGATCAGTCTAATGCTACTTGGAGAAGATCAATAAATACTGCCAATACACAAGCTGTTAATGCTGCTAATGAAACTAATGCAATGAACTTATTAAATTTAAGTAACTTTGCTATGTCAGCACTATGGCAACAGTGGAGAGATGAAGCATCTTGGGTAAATACATCATCACAAAATGAAAGTAATAGAAACCATAACTTAGCAATTGCTGCTTTAGAAAGAACTACTAGTTTAGATCTACAGAATGAAGCACAAAAAGCTGCACTATACGGACTACTTGGTCAGTTTGGTATGGAAGTATTTGCTGGAGATTAATAGGAGGATAAATGCAATCATACAATTTAAAAAAATTTTTTAATAATGAGGCTAAAAAAAATATAGGTTTTGTAAATGAAGCAACACAAGGCTTTGATGCAGACTTTGGTAAGATAATTACAAAAACTCAAGAAGCTGTTAAGAGAACACTAGGCATGGATGCAAAAGATTATAGACAAAAACAATTTGCAAACTATATGAATACTATTCAAAGATTAAAAAATAATAAAGTTAGACTTTCAGGAAAGTATGCATTGGGAACTAATACAAGATCACCAACAGGAGCTGTATCTACAGTTGGTAGAAATATACCTAATACTGCTGTAAGTTTACAAAAAGTATTAGATGAATACAGATCAAGAGCTTTAAGATTAGCTCAAGCTAAATACTACCAAAAACAATTAGGATAATATGAAAAATATAAGTAATTTAACTCAACCCGAAGTAGATCCATTTGATGCACCAATACCAGGCCAGTCATTAACTGACGAACCAGGAAACTATCCTTGGGAGCATCCACCACAATATACTAACCCTGAAGAAGCTATGGCATTTTTATATGACAGAGTTACAGAACCAGAGGTAGTAGAACAAATAATTGGTATGTTAGATTCAGGAGTACCTGTAGAAGCAATTGTAAGAGTTATGACTTTTTCAGGTTTTTTAAATGGAAAGTTTAGTCCTGACTTAGCATTTGTTTTAGTGCAACCCTTAATGAATATGGTATCTGCTATTGGTATTAGAGCTGGTATAGAAAAACTTACATTATCTTTAGAAGATTTATCTAACAAAGATTTTATATCAAATATTGCAGAACTTAAAGCAGCTAGAGAAAAAATAGAACAAACTTCAAAAGATATTGCAGAAGATATGCCAAAAGAACCTGCAGCAAAAGGTTTATTAGCTAAACCAGAACCTAAGGAGGAAGTATAACATGGCAGTATTACCGTTTTTAATTGGTGCATTAGGTGCAAGAAATAGAATTGCTGATGATCAAGATGAATTAGCAGGTACAATTATAGATACAGTATCCAGTAATTACTTTGCAGAATCTAGTGCTAATAAAAATAAAATTAAAGCTCAGGGTAAAGTCTATGATCAACTAACTACTATGTATCCAGTGCAAGTAGTTGAAGCATTTGGTCATGCAGGTTTAATTACTGATAATATGAAAGAAACATTAAGTATAATTCAAAACACAGTAAAACCTGAAGCAATAGAAAATTTAAAAAATTTAAAACCTGAAGATCTTAAATTTGTATTTAAAAATAATAACTCAGCTATGGTTGAAGCAACATCTTCAAAAGAAAATACTGTTGCTAGTAATTTAAATAGAGGTCAACTTAAAAATTTATCTGATTTATATTTTGGTAATGAGCTTAAAACAGGTGCATTAGATACTACTAGAAAGTTTTTATTTGGCGGGCCAGTTATAAAACAAGGAGACGTAGCTCCAGCTATGTTACAATTAGAAAAAGAAACAGATAAGATTCAACCTGATTTAGAAAAACCTGATGATAATATATTAGAAGCATTTGCTAATGTACCTGGTGGTCCTCTAATTACAGCAGGTAGTGGCTCAGATACGGGTGTAAGTGCTTCAGAATTTAGAATAAGATTTAATTCAACTGTTGATAATACCATGACTAGTTTAGGTTTAGATGGAAAATATACTAGAGATGTAAATGGGAATATAGCTACTAGTGACTTTACTGACTTGGAAGGGTCAAAATTTGCATATGTTACTGATTTAGTAAATGCAACTTTTAATTCACCTGGTTTTGATTTTAATCAATTTGGTGGGCTATCAGCAAGCGTTGCTAATATAGTTAAAAATAATGATCGATTAATTAGTAACTCATTAAAGAAATTTAAAATGTCACCAACTTCTATAATGCCAATAATTGACAAAGAAGTTGATGGTAAAAAAACACAACAATTTAATCAGAGTGGTTATGATCAATTTACTGCAATGAATGCTGAATTAATAGCAAGATTCTTAAATAGTAAATCTTTAGCGTATAGAGAATATGTAATTTCTAATTTTGGATTTAGACAATATTGGGATAAACTTCTTGAAGATGCAATCCCTGCGGATTAATTATGTCTAGTGAAAATTTTGATGCAACAACACAATCTAATGAGGTTAGATCTTTTTCGGAAGAAGAAATAAAAAATTTCTTTAAGAAAAGATTTGGAGAGATTAAAGCTACACCACCATCTAATGTAAAACTTGTGGATAAAGATGATGATGGTAATAGTAAATATGTGTTTGATAAAGATGCAGAGAATAGCATTTATAAAGATCAACAATTAATTGATACTGCTAGAGCTTACTACTATGAAAGAGACGGTTTAAATTTTAAAACAGATGGGGGTGTTGTTGATAAGTTTATAAATGATAGAACTTGGAAACAGGCAAATACTTATAGTATTGGTAAAGAATTAATTTATGCAACATCTGAAAGTGTTAGTGATGACCAGAAAAGAAGATTAGCATATCTAACAGATTATTGGGATGCTCTTCCTAATTTTTATGAAGCTGGTGGTAGAGGTTATATTGATGGTATTATATCAAACTTCGTTAAAGGTATTGTTGATCCTACAAATTTAATTGGTCCTGGTGTAGCAAAAGCTACAATTGGAACAGCTGTATCACAAGCTGCAAAAAAAGGTGTAGATATAACTACTAAATCTGTATTAAGAAAATCTATAGCTTATGGAACAGGTGCTATGTTTGCAACTGATGCAGCAGTAGGTGCTAGTGTTGATTTAGCAATACAAGCAACTGAAAAAGAATTACAATTAAGAAATACTTACGATCCAAAAAGAATGTTTACATCAGCTATCATTCAAGGTGGTGTAGGTATTCTACCAGGACTACCTTATACATATGGTGCTGCAAAAACAAAAATTGAAGAAGCTGGTATAAAAAAATTTTTAGATAAAGCTGCACAATTTGCATTTGATTATGCACACCCTTTAAAAGAATTAAATAATAGACTGTATGGTGTAAAAGCTAACATAGAGGGATATAAAGTTAAAGGAAAAGAAATTGATAAACTACTAAAAGATTATGCTGGTGATAATCCTGATAACTCTTTAAGTACAAAAATAAATAAGTATTTTAAATTAGACAATAGTGATTTAAGTGGTGGTGCAGGATTAGCTTTATCAAAAAAAGAAATTAGATTACTATCAGGTAAAGGTAAAGATACAAATTACTTATCTCACAGAGATCCTGGAGACTATGGTTATGTTTTGCTTAGACAACTTGCAGCTACATTTGCAAAAGCAGAATCAGCTATAGTAGAAACTGGAAAAGTAACTTTACCTGTAACAGCATCTAGAAATTCAGTTGGTAAAGATTTAGGTATAGTTGTAAAGGGTGGTATGGAAGCCACAGATACTAAGCCCTTATTAAAAATATACGAATCAATTTCAGATTTAAAACTAGTTCCACAGTTTAATAATTACATTCAAGCGAGACGTTCACAAATATTAAATAATAGAGGTATTAAAACCTCTATGTCTAAACAAGATATTGAAAAAGCAATTGGTGAATATAATAAATTAAATTCAAATCAAAAACCATTATTTGATCAAGGTATAATAGAATTAAGGCAGTTTAGTAAAACTATGCTTGAATTACATAGAAGGGTTGGTATTATTTCTGATAAAGAATTTAATGCAATATTAAGAGCAAATCCTATCTATGCACCATTCTACACTAAAACACTTGATGCCACAATTAAAGATTTACAAGTGCTGGCAAAAATAAAAGAAGGTAGAACACCTACGGCAATAACTGGTAAAGAACCTGCACCTACAAAAGGTGGAGTTAAAGGTCCTGTAAAATTTGAAATAACAGGTAGTGATAAAGAAGTTTTACCATTGCATGAAGCATTTATGAAATATACTTTCTATGCATACCAAGCATCAGAAAGAAACTTAGCTAAGTTAAGAGTATATGACGAAATTAATGAAGCTGTAGGTAGAGGTATATTTGAAGCAGGTGAAATAATTAGACCTGTAAAAAGAGTTGAGTTTGCAAAAGTATTAAAAAAACCTTTAATAAAAGCTATTGAAGAAGAGGCAGCTACTAGAGGTATAAAATTTAGTAAGAGATTAAGTTCAGAATTATTTGAAGGTGAAGATGCTATAAAAGTTATGTCACTTAAAAATAATTTTAAATTAGATGATGGTAGAATTATAGATTTAGTTTATAAAAATGGAAAACTAAAAGCATATGAAATAGTAAAACCTGAATATGTAGATATGTTTAAATCTATAGGTGGTGTTACAGCTACATATATGAATAAGTTTGGTAATGAATTTTTAAATAAACTTATTCGTGGTGGTAATTTTAGAGGTAATACTAAAACAGGTAAAACTGCAATAGCAATACGAGAAGTATCAAGAGCTTTTCCTAATTTTATTACACATAGTCCACCTTTTATTGCATTCAATGGTATTAGGGACACATTATCAGGCAGTGTAAATAGTGCATTTGGTTTTAATGCTTTAGGATTTTTTCCTGGATTAGATACTGCAATTGGATTAGGTAAAGGTTTTAATCCAACTAAAGCTATAGCAAAAGAATTACTTGGAACATTAAATCCAAAAGATCCTAACTTTTTAAAATTAATTCGTGGATTTAAAAATGCATTTCAAGTAAGTGATTATTACAGAAGAATGTTAAATGCAGGTGGTGGTTTTTCTGGTAGAAGAGATACAGAAAGATTATTAAGTAATTTAAATAGAAAAATAAAAAATGCAGATATTACTGCAAAAGATAAAAGTGCATATCAAAAATCTATTAATGGACTAAGAGAAATATTTTATTTTGGTGCTGATTTAGTTAAAGGTTATGGTCAGTTAGTTAATAGGGTAGAATATGCATCTAGACTAGGTGAATTTAATTTAGCTAAAAAAGCAGGAATGAGTGATAGAGTAGCTTCTTTCGCTGGTAGAGAAATATCAACTGATTTTGGAATGCATGGTGCAAGCGTGGGATTAAATGCTTATAATAGAGTTACTATGTTTTTTCAAGCTAGTTTAAATGGATTTTATAGAGGAATATTAAGAAGACCTTTTGAAAGTCCAGGTAAATACGCTGCAGGTGTAGCAGCTACAGTTGTTGTTCCTGAATTAGTATTTTGGACACTTGCTAATGAAACTCCAGAGTATCAAGAATTAAGTGAAGATATAAAATTATTACACTATACAATACCTGTATATATGGAAGATCAAACAGATGGATCCCATCTTAGACTAATGCCTGATGGTAGCAGACAAAGAAAAATAAAACATTTTTTATTAATTCCAAAACCATATGACTTAGGTGCATTTGCAAATATATTTAGAGGTATTGCAGAAGGTGTACAAGAAGGTAATCCTCAAATAATAGTTCAATACTTCTTTGCATCTATTGCAAAAGTATTTCCAGGATTAGTTAAGCCTACACTATTATCACCTGTTATAGACTTATATATAAATAAAAATTATAAAAATAATCAAATCATACCATATTATAAAAGTAAAGGATTATTTAGAGATTCAATGGTTAATAGTAACACAAGGCCATCGGCTATTAAACTTGCAGGTTTTATAAATGAAATGTATAACTCAGCAGATTCATCTGTATTTTCTGATACAGGTGTTAGCCCACTAACAATAGATTATTTAATAAATAATTACTTCGTAGGACTTTTACAATTTGCACCTGATATATCAGATGCTAAATTAGCTTGGGATGATAAAGCATATGGTCCAATGCCAGAAAAAAGAATTGATGAAAATGATGTAGTTAATAATATATTTTCTATTATAACTAGAAGATTTGTAGCAAAAGCAACACCTACTAAATTTAGTGAAAATGTTTCATTAATATATACATTAAAAGCTAAAGCAGAAAAAATTACTTTAGATAAAAATAATGCATCAACTAATCTTATAAAAATTGCAAGAGATGGTGGAATAGATGTAGATAAACTTAAAGATGAAAGAGTACAGGATGCTGAGAGAGCATTACCAATGTTAACAACTGCAATACAAACAATTCAAGATTTAAGAGAATTAAGAGAAAGTGTTAAATTTAAAAAATTTGATTCTAATGGAGTGCCTTTAACAGCAGAAAGAAAATTAGAACTAATGGACAATTATAAAACACAAGAAAATCAATTAGCATTTAATGTATTAAAAGATATTAAAGAACTTAAAGATCCTACATTCTTTGTTAATTATTTCGGCACAAAAACTTACAAAGAATATAATAAAAAGAATATTAAAACTAGAAAAATACAAAAAGTATTTGGAGATATTCAAACAAAGATATTTAATTAGTTATGGCTAAGCAACCCAAAACAACTAGTGAACACTTAATATCCATTTACGGATATATAACAGGGTTGAAAAGAGATATCAACACAATAAAAAATAACCACCTCAAACACTTGCACCAAGACGTAGAATCCTTACATAGTAAAATAGATAAAATATTATATATTATTGTAGGTGGTCTAGGTGCTACAATATTAACACTATTAGGATTATTTACATAATGGACAAAAGACAAATAACAGATACAATAGTAATCCATTGTACACAAACTCCTGCAGATATGGATGTTGATGTAGCTAAAGTTACAGAGTGGCATACACAAAGAGGATTTGATACAATAGGATATCACTATTTAATTAAAAGAGATGGCACATTACAAACAGGTAGAGATGAAGATCTTGTAGGTGCACATGCAGTCGCAGTTAATGGTACATCAATAGGTATAGCATTAGCTGGCGGTGGCACAGCTGATATGGGTTGGGAGAATAACTTTACACCTGTACAGTTTGATACATTAAAAAGTATCATATTAAAATTAAAAGACAAATACGACATAGAAAAAATTATAGGTCACTATCAGGTAGAGGCATCTAAAGAATGTCCTTCATTTGATGTGCCAGGATGGTTAATAAAAAATGGCGTGGTTTAGTTTATTAAAGATGGGCATCCAAGCAGGAAGCCACATTTATAAAAAAAGACAAGAAACTAAGATGGCTATGGCTGATGCACAGCATATGCATGCAGCTAAGATGGCCCGTGGTGAGGAGGCTTACCAGGGTAAACTCTTAGAAGCTAGACAATCTGACTGGAAAGACGAAGCGGTCCTTATTATATTGTCAGCTCCAATAGCTGTACTTGCATGGGCAGTCGTAAGTGACGACCCCGAAGCGATGGACAAAGTAAAATTATTTTTTGAATACTTCTCGGCACTTCCAAGTTGGTTTACCAACCTGTGGATTCTTGTCGTAGCTAGTATTTATGGTATAAAAGGTACACAGATTTTCCGTAACGGAAAAAAATAATGTCTAAATCAGAATACCAGGATCTCATAGCTGAGTATAAAGAGCAGATCAGAATCTTAAAACAAGAGGTTGCTGAACTACAAGATGCTGGTAAATCTAAAGATTCTGCTAATAAAAGAACATTACAGAAACTAGAAAATGTTACAGATGATTTAGAGAAAGCACAAGAAGAAATTAAAAAATTAACCCAACAACTAGAGGAAAAACCCTATGAAGAAGATAATACAAAAGATAAAGGATCTTTGGAATAAATTTATTAACTGGTACTCATCAGGCTTTAATAAATAATATGGCGATACGAATTTTAATTATAGCCTTGGTGTGCCTATATAGCACTATATTATTTGCTGATACTACACAGAACAACACAAGCGGATCTAATACTTCGATAACAGGTGGCTATACAAATGCTACAACGTATGAATCAGGTAGTTCATCTAGTTCTACAACAACAAACAATTCTACATCGAATATAAGATCAGCACCCCCAACAGCTTCAGCCCCTAATGTAGGTGCAGGTGGTATGGATATTTGTGCTGTAGGTGCATCAGCTGGAGTACAGACTTTTGGTTTAGGTGTATCGGGTGGTAAACATTTTAGAGATAAGAATTGTGAAAGAATTAAATTAGCAAGAGAATTATCTAATCAAGGTATGAAAGTTGCAGCAGTATCTATGTTATGCCAAGATGAAAGAGTTTTTCAGGCTATGCATCATGCAGGTACACCTTGTCCTTTTGAAGGCAAGATAGGTAAAGAAGCTACAAATGCATGGCAAAAATATGACAAACTAAGACCTGACTATGATTTATATGTTAAAGAACTAAAAATTATAGAGGAGGCAAATGAAAAAGCTAATAGTATCATTATTGATCCTGTTATCGACAACACTAAATAGTGCTGAAACGACTACTCAAAATCTCCTGGATACGAACTTTGATAACGGAGGTTGGTCGGGAACTGCCGATGGTAGGCATGGTAGTAGCGTTATCGCTGCTGAGCATGATGTTTATATCGAGTCTAGTTCTATTAGTCTTAGAACTGATGCGTCTTTAACTGAAGAACAAATTCAATACGGTTTTACAACAAATCACAGTTTTGAGTATTGGCATTGGAATACTTATGGATCCACTGTACAATCAACACAAACGATAATAGGAGCAGATGGTGAAACAATCACACAAATTAGAACTTATAATAGCACTTCTTGTGGCTCTCTTAATTGTGGGTCTTATAGCCCTGGGTCTGACAGTGTGGTGGTACAATCAAATTTACAAACCGATTATGATGTTTCAGTTCGGTATGACTTCACAGATACTAGCTTTTCTACAACTTCTCACTATGGGGTCGACTTACGAAATCCCTCCCTCACTGTAACATATGAATCTGATCCAATTGTTTTAGATAATACAACAACTGCATTTTTAAATTCTACCTTTGATGACATCACTGAAGATCTAAAGTTTGAAGATTTAAAATTTGAAGATAATTTTACTTTTGACGAACCTATGTTTGAAACATTTGATGAGCCTAAAATGGAAGAACCTAAATTAGAATCTTTTCAAACATTTGATGAGCCTAAAATGGAAGAATTTAAAGATGAGCCTACAATGGAAGAATTTGCAGATGATCCAATGATGGAAGAATTTATTGAGGATATGCCAATGGAAATGGTAGAGGAGAAAGAAGAAAAACCTGTAGTAGAAGAATCAATAGAAGTTGTAGAAGATGAAAAACAAGAAGAAGGACCAGAAGAACTTAAAGAAGAATCCAGTAGCGAAGAGCCTACACAAACTGCAGAATCTGAAACAACAGGTGATACCAAACAAGAAAAAGAAATACGACAGGCTAAAGTCCATTCAGCTCTTGTTAAAACTTTAGATAAAATTGATGAGAATATTAAAGATATAGACAAAAATTTACAAGCTAAAAATTTTGTAAAAATAAATGCAATGGTAGATAACTCTATATTATTAAATTATAATATACCATTCTATAAAGATAAAAAAATTTACGAAGAACAACTAAATATATTTGATGATAGATTATTATATACTAAGACTTTGGGTGAATATCAACAAAGCGATCCAATATTTATCCAACAAAATATCATTAATGATATCAAAACTAAAAAAGAAAAACTACTAAGAGAAATAGAGGTATTAAACAATGGGTAAAATAAAAGAACAGCTAGCAGGTATTGCAGCACTTATAGGTGTACTAGGTGCTATCGGTGCAGGTTTTGTTAAATATGGTGAGATACAAGAAAAAGTAAATAATATTGCAGAACCTTTTAATCCAGACCCAATTATGCAAGTAATGGGTACTAATCAAAAAGATATTGCAGTATTAAAAAAAAGTATTGAAGTATTAGAATTAGAAATACAAGAATTAAAAGCAAGTAACAAAAACCCACTAGCAAACTAATGGATAGATTAGCAAAATAATGGAACCTATTTGTTATATATTTCTTATGCTTTGGTTAATCGGGATAAGTAACTAATGGAAGTTACTATACCTTGGAATACTATTATAGCTGGATTGTTCATTGTTTGGATGATCCTATACACTTTGAGACCATAAAATTATGTATTTAAACGCAAACATACCCCCAATAGAATGTTATGTAAGAGGTAATTATCTGAGAGATCAAAAAGATTCTCATGATAAATACTTTGAATGTGTGGTATTTGGTTTTACATCAATACCAAAACAAGTACCTTTGTTTCATTATATGATGACAGATGGTGGTATATGGTGGAGAGCACCTGTATCTGCATTTTGTAAAAAACCAGGTGTAAAAGAGTTACCTTTAAATGAATTAATGTTATGGGATTCTTTTAGTTATAATGTAAGTGTAACTAAATTTTATCAAATGGATGGATGTAAAATGATATATACATCTAGAAGAAAGAAACAAAGAGAAGGTACATATTTATTTACTATTGATTGGTGTGCTGGAGACTATAATGAATTAGATTTTGGTTATGCAGAAAAACCTGATCAACATAAGTGTGGACATGTAATAGAATTAGACGATGGTAACTACGCAATACAACCCAACAATAGATTAAGAATCTTTGATCCATCAATGGCAGCAGACCCATCAAAACCTTTAATACATAGACTAGTTAATACTAGAATATGGTCTGTAGAAGACACATCAAAATGGATAACTGATGAGAATCAAGAAGGAAGTTATGATTATGAATATAAGGAGATAAAAGATGGCGAAGAAAAAGTCAACAGTAAATAAAGCAGGTAACTATACTAAGCCAGGCATGAGAAAAAGAATGTTTAATGCTATAATGGCTGGGTCAAAAGGCGGAAAGCCTGGACAATGGAGTGCGAGAAAGGCTCAACTTTTAGCAGCTAGATATAAAAAAGCTGGCGGAGGTTACAAGTAATGGTAAGAAAATTAAATAAGGTAGCTAAGGCTTTAGGTAAAGCATCTAAGTTACATAAAAAACAATCTAACATTATTAAAAAACATATTAAAGAAATGAAATCTTATGGCAAAAAAAAGAGATCCTAAAGTAGGAACTGGTAAAAAGCCAAAAGGTTCAGGTAGGAGATTGTATACAGATGAGAATCCTAAAGATACTGTCGGTATTAAGTTCGCAACTCCTACAGATGCCCGTAAAACTGTGGCAAAAGTTAAACGAGTCAACAAACCCTTTGCAAGAAAAATCCAAATTCTTACAGTTGGCGAGCAAAGAGCCAAAGTTATGGGTAAGACGCAGGTGGCAAGCATATTTAAGAAAGGTAAAGAAGCGATAAGAAAAGGGAGAAAAAAATAATGGCACTCGCAAAGAGTCAAAGAAGTTTAAAAGCATGGGGGAAACAGAAATGGAGAACGAAATCAGGCAAGAAGTCTTCGGAAACTGGAGAACGGTATTTACCAGAGAAGGCTATAAAGAGTCTGTCATCTGCAGAGTATGCGGCAACGACAAGAGCAAAACGAAGAGGAACAAAAAAGGGCAAACAGTTTGTGAAGCAACCGAAAGGGATTGCAAAGAAAACAGCAAAATATAGGAGGTACAGCTAATGCCAGGACACTACGGTAAAATGATGAAAAAGAAAGGTGGCAAAAAAGCCACTGGAAAAAGAAAAAAACTAGACATGGACAAAGATGGTAAACTAACTAAAAAAGACTTTGCTATGTTAAGAAATAAAAAGAAAAAGAAAGCATAATGAGAAAAGGACTATACGCTAACATCCATGCTAAAAGAAAGCGTGGTGGTAAAATGAAAAAGAAAGGTGCTAAAGGTGCACCTACAGCTGCTAATTTTAGGAGAGCTGCAATAACAGCTAAGAAAAAATAATGGTAGCTAAAAAATATCAAAACCCCTCAGGTGGATTAAATGAAGCAGGTCGTAAATATTTTAAAAGAACGACTGGTGCTAATTTAAAAGCACCTAGTAAAAAAGTAGGAAACAAAAGAAGAGCTAGTTTCTGTGCCCGTATGAAGGGAATGAAAAAAAAATTAACATCTAAAAAAACAGCTAATGATCCAAATTCTAGAATTAATAAAGCTCTTCGGGCTTGGAATTGCTAGTGCAATTTTATTTATAACTATAGCTATGTCAGATATAACAAAAACAAAAGACTTTTTAAAGGTAGTTGATGAGGTAAAATCAGAATATCCTGAAGGTTCTATTGAGAGAAAAATACCATCATCGTTTATAGCTACAGTTGCAGCTGTAGAGACAGGTAACTTTAATTTTAAAGGTGCAGATACTGCAAAGAATGCTAATAATTTTTTTGGAATACACGCAACTGGTGATCAAGATTTTTTACCAACATCAGGTGGTGCTAAACTTAGATCATTTGAAGATAATAAAGGTAGCATTAGAGCTTTTATAAATTTAGTTAAAGGTGATGAAAGATATAAAGATGCTATAAATGCAATAGATAAAGGACCTAATGAAATGTTTAAAGGAATGTCTGTATATGCAGAGAATCCTAATTATGTAAACATATTAAGTAGTGTATACAAAGATAGAATAGAGCCAATATTTCAAACAGAAAATTTTTTACTACCAAAAAGAAAACCAATAACAGAACAAATGGATAGCTTGCAATAAAAAAGGGAAGCCTAAATTAATAGACTCCCCTAGCAGGCAACACGAAGACCGCTTGACTTTTTAGTCAGGTGGTCTTTTTTTTTGGACAGAACGATAAAGGTCTCTATCACCCCATCGTTTCTGCCAAAACCAGTTACTTAATGAACTAGCCCAACCCTCAAGTTTATTCATAATAGGATTGTGCCAAAAGTAATATCTAAACTTTTTGTATAAGTTGTTTGATGTCATCTTGTAATTTCCTTCCTACAGCATTTGCATGATTGATTACAGCAGCACATAAGTTACCATGATAGGGATAGCCTTTAAGTGCTTCTCTAATTTTAGCAACAGGTTTACCACCATAATCAATAACAATTGCATTATCTTTATTAAGACCTATTTTTAATTCAAATAGTATACCAGTATATTTATCTAAATTATTTTTTTCGGTCATCTGTATTGCCTCCGCTATATGGTGTTAATACAGACAAAGCATTCATAAGTTTAACAACTTCACCGTAAGGTCTAGTCATCAAGTATCTCATAATATCCATAAGTTGTTCAGAACTTATTAAGTAAGTTCTAGGGGTAGTTTGTTGTTTTTTTTGCTCTTCTTTCTTTTCCATCTATCCTCCTGTTAAAATGGTACAGAATCATATTCAAAATGTTTTTCTAGCATTTTAATATTTTCTTCTGCGTTTGCTATTTTAGTTATTAATTTATCTAGTTCTTCTATATGTTGTGGATGCTCACCTATACCTGCAGAATTTTCTAAGTATATTAAAGCAGTTGCTCTAGCACTAGCAATATCAGCTTCATACTTTCTAGCTAATGCTTTTATCAATTGTGTTCTAATCATTCAGACCCCCTAAATGCATAATACTTATCTTCAATTAAATCTTCATCTAATAAGTATGGATTATCTCTACCCTTTTTATTAAACTCTAATCTCAAGTCTCTTATAGTTTGATTTAATGTTCTGCCTGTTCTTAAACAGGCACAGACCATATCATCTACTTCTATTAACGCTTGCTTTATTGCCCCCATCGTTTGCCTCCTGTAGTTTTTTATTTAATTTATTTATCTCATTTTGTGTATGTATCATAACTTCTTGTAATGCTATAATCTTACCATACAAAGACATCTTCTCACCATGTGTCATTCAACCTCCTTTATTAATCTATTTAAATACCATTGTGCTTTTTCTAAGTCTTGTAAAGGTTCACCCTTAAATTTATATCTAGCAACATATTTCAAAACGTTACCCTTCAAGTACCCGTGGTATTCATCATCTGTCATACAATCTCGTATAACATCTATAGTTTCTTTTTTACCATACTTGTAATGTGCAGGTGAATTAACTTTATCGTCTACCATATTCTCTCCTTATTGCATTATAATCAATTGTTTCAATATTGTAAGAACCATTAGTAACTTCTCTCTTAACTACAATACCACTCCACCACATATGCTGAGTATCTCTAGCAAAATGTTCTTTATGATTTAAATAACATCCAGCAGACAACGCATGTAACTTTCTACCATTAGGTAATGTGGATGTAGCATAATCTAACAAATGACTATGGCCTACTGTAGCAGATACTTTGTGTTTTGTCAAGAGAGTTCTAGCTATATTCTCTCCTGATATTGCACTACCTAATATACCTGATGGAAAATGATGAGCATAGTATACGCCATTTAAAACTTTGTTTTGTTTATAAGGTATCTCTTGCCAACCATACTCTTTAAATTTAAGATCACTAATTTTAAGAGTGCCATCTAATTCAGGATTTTCTTCTACGAATCTATCTATTCTATCTTCGTGATTACCATGTAGCATAATCTTTCTACCTTTAAATTTACCTAAACCTTTATTAAATAAAGATAATGCTTCATGTGAATGCTCCATATCTTTTTGATATCTTCTACCTTCAAATGATTTTTTCTTTTTATCATACGAAGATAAAGAATCCATACTACAGAAATCACCCATACAGATAATATGTGTAGCTCTTACATCTGCGGCTAGCCTACCTGCCCACAGAAATCTTTCATTGCTTGCTTTAGGTGTGCAATGAGGGTCACCTATTACAACATGTGTTGCCATTAATTTAACTCCTTATCACGTTTCTGTTTTAAAAATTCAAGAAAGTCAATAACATTATCTTCATCATCAAACTCTGCTATAGAGTTAATAGTTAGATCATCTTTATTTTGTTTCTTGTCATCAGCAAATCCACGAAGACCCCATAGAAACGTAGAATGGGGATCAGTAGTTGCCATCTTTATCATGCCTCTTGCTATTGTAGAACATAATTCATATTCTTCTGTGGTAAGTTTAGTACTAGAGTCCATAACAATTCCACAGGTAAAACCTTTTTCCCAAGGTGTTACTAAAACTTTTATAGCATTTTTAAATGCTGACTTATCAAATTTTTTTGTCATAACTTTTTAAAATATTTGTAATCAAACGGAACAACTTTCCACTCAATAGACTTTTTAAATTTATTTCTTTTTGCATAATCAGTTGCTTCTTTTTCTGAGTCCCATATCTCATTGGTGAATATTTTCCATTTATCATTATCTTTTATTATTAAACAATACATAGTCGGTAAAGGTGGATACTAGACCCCTCAAAACTAATACCCACCCAGTTACGCAGACTCTTCCTCCTGTTTAGGATTATTAACCTCCGTATACCAAACCCATTTAGGGTTCTTACCTTTAGATTGCTGTTGTGGTAACAACTGCAATTTACTTCCCCAACAAGGAAGTTTGTATGGGCAAAATGAACAAGCTAAGCCCAAAACTTTATTACCTGTAGGTTTACCTCTGAATGTTTCTTCAATAGCATCATACTGTCTTTTAAAAGGCACACCGTCTTTAATTGCTTTTACATTATCTTTAGCTTTTTTTATTGCATTACTCTTATGTGGCTCTACGAGTTTGGGAGTTTCACACACTGTCCACTCACCTGTAGATTTATTAATTACTATCCAACCACCGAAGTCTTTGCTTTGACTTTCCGCATATAAAAATCCTTGTGACGCATAACCAAAGGTATCATCCTTAACAACCTCATTAAATCCACCGTCTTCTCCAAACTTCTTTTCAAAGGAATATGGCGATGCACTTTTAATATCCCATATCTTGTTCTCAATTTCAACATCTTGCTTGCCTTCAATTTTATTTCCTTCAAATTCATACGTAACTTTTTTCTGTTCATTCTTTACATTTACTCCTGCTGATTTCATAATAAATAAAGCTAGTGCCTCAATGAGGTCACCAAATGTATTTCTTATTTTTACATTATAAGGTTGTCCTTCACCCTTTACACCTTTAGCTTCCATCTGTAATTGGCAAAGAGGTCTACCTGCATTAGACATTCTAATTTCAAACTTAGAAGATCTATCTTCAGTAAACTGTTTTAGTAAGGCGTTTTTACACGCCTCACCAAACTCCTCTACAAGTTTTTTGTCTGCTTGCACAGGACTCTTAGACACCTTGTCTAGATACTTTTGTACTTTAATAAGTATATCACTCATTAACTAGCCAGTACCTGCTCAGGTACTTTGTCATCAAGTTCTTCAACAACTTTAGCATCTACAGAATCTGATCCAGTAGGACTATTAGATTTAGATTTATTATATAAACCAATAACCTCTTCATTTTCTGTATCTATAGACTCTTGGAATACTTTTAAAGTTTCCATATCAGCATCTGACAACTGTAAATTAGCATCAGCATTTACAATTATTTCAGGTACATAGAATACATTGCCACCTTTTTTCTGACGTTTAGTTTCAAGTGATAGAGTAGAATTAAACATAAGTTTTTTTCTTTTCTTCAATTGATCTAACGCAGCACTTACTGGTGAGAATGCTGTACCTGTTACTCTATATAGAACAGGTAAGTTTTCTACTGAATGATCTTTACCCTGTGCAGTTTTACCATCTTTAAAAGATAATAAACCATAGATAAGTTTATAACATCTAATAGTTCTTTGCTGTTCTAATTGTTCAGGTGTAAGATTTGCTCTTTCTTTGTAAGCTATCTTGCCACATTTAGTTCCACCTAAAATATCTATAGCCTCTTCTTTCCAGCTTTTAAATATAATAGATCTATTTACATACTCTCCTTTGTCAGCATCGTAGTGCATGTATTGCATTGCACTTATGAATGGTCTTAATGTTATGGGTTTACCATAAATATTTTGACCTATATTTGAATCATAAGTGTAGTAATGACCAACTGGTAATTGATTACCATCGTCATCTTCAGGTGTTCGATTGATAGCTAATCTAGGTATGTTAACACCCATGTTAGATCCATCATCTTGACCAATTGCCTGCATGATTTGTTCATCAGACATTCCTTTTATGTTTGTTAGTTGATTATCAGACATTTGTCCTCCATTTTATTAATTTGTATATACCACACTTTTATAAAAAAGTCAAGCATTATTTTCCTTCAAAACAGGCTAATAGCATAATAATATAAACAAATAGCCAAAAATAATTTACTAAAGCATCTAGCATATTCTTGTATCTCCTTTTATTACTTTTACTTCTAAACCATCTGAGTGTGCAAAGTATTTAAATGTACTAAGAAACTCGTGGTTCTCATCTATATACATAGTAGAGGGTTCTACCATACATCTATCTTTTAACTCTGTATATTCTAGATAAGCACCATAATCTGAATCATCGTACTCATCTAGAGTCTCAAGAGCTTCTATTGTTTTTCTCATATTGCCTCCTTCATATCAAGCCAATTGTAACCGATCTTAAGTTCTGTGTCAAGGGGAACATTAAAATCAATATTGTAATACGATTTAAGTGCAGGTATTACGTCTGCAGTTCCTTGTTTAAAAATATCAGCCATTACTCTTTCTTCACCTGGATATACATCTGCGATAATAGAATCGTGTACTGTATTTATTAACAAACTTTTTACTTTTTTTTCTTTCATAAGATTATAAATATTTATACAAGCTAATGGCACAATATCTGCTGTAGCAAATCCTTGTACAGGATAATTTTTTATTTGTGTACCATATGTAGATCCACCCCAAGGGGTACGTTCAGCGTATGGAAAAGAATATTCTCTACCAGTTGGTAGTTTAACTCTTTTGAATCTAATAGCTTCGCTTTGTAATTTTTCATGCCAAGTTTTTATATCTTTATACTTCTCTAAAAATTTAGTATAATATCTTTTCTCATCTTCTGTCCCTGTTGTACCCCCATATAAAGGTTTAAATGTATGTGCTTTTGCATCTTGTCTTGATACTCCAATAATATCTGCAGTGTATTGGTGCACATCTATTTTATTTTTTATATCTTCCATACCCTGCTTATCTTGTGATAAAAATACAGCAGTTCTAAATTCTAATTGTGCAAAGTCTATCTCTATAATTTTACCATCTTTAAATCTAGATGATACTACTTTACGAATAGGAAATGTTTTACCTCTAGGTTGGTTTTGAAAGTTTGGATCTCTACTAGATAATCTACCAGTAGCTGTAATAGCTTGCATAAATTTAGGATGTAAAAAACCTTTTTCATTTGTAAAGTTTTTTAATCCTGTAACAAATGTATTTAAATATGTATCAACTGCATTATGTCTTACAATAGCATCTATAAAAGTTTTAAACTCACCCTCTGCCTCACCTGCTATTTTAGTTAGTGTAAGTTTATCTGTTCTAAATCCAGCCTCTGCAATATCATATACACTTCTAGGTCTTTGTTGGAATCCTGCAACCTTACCTAAATTAGCATAAGTAAAGCCTTCCCCAAAGCAATGTTCACATTTAGTATAATTTTTATATGGGCTACCATCTTTCTTTATTTTTTTTATTACACCTTTACCTTTGCAATCTATACATTGTTCAGCCACAGTTTTAAATATTTTTTCAGAGTTGTCTGCAACTAGATTTCTAAATTGCAATCTAGAAAAATTAGGTCGTCTTTTATTTTTACCTGTATTTTTATCTATACCTACATTAAATATCTTTGCCCAATGTTTTTTATCTTTTGGCTTTCTACTATAGATCAACCAAGATAATTGTTCAGGACTAGACAAATTAATTTTAGTATCTCCCATTTGTTTATATACAATCTTATCTATCTTTTGTTTTAAGTATGCAAACTCTGCCCTATATTCTTTTTCTACTTTAGCTAGCTCTTCTAAATTTATATTAATACCATTGGCTTCCATATCAGATAGTACAATTAAAAATTCATTCATCATCTTTGCTGTCATTAATAGATGTTTATTCTTTGGCATTCTAAAGTCTGCCATCTGTGAATTAAATAAATCTCTAGTTATTTGTACATCCATTCTACCATATTCTTCTACAACATTAGCTGGTATATTTTGAAAAGGTATACCTCTATCTGTAAATTCTTTTATACGATTATCTTTAGAGCCAATCCGTCTTCTTCTACAAGACATTTCTAATGTTAAACTTTTTCTTATACCTCTATTTAATATATACTCCCCCAACATAGTATCATATACTTTACCTGTATATTTAAATCCAGCTTCAATCAACCACATTAAATCAAACTTTATATTATGTCCTACTAATAATGTAGTCTTATCTAGTGTAGATTGTATGTTGTGATAGCAACCATCATCTATTCTTTCAGAGTGATTAGTAAAATAATACTTATCATTTATACCCACACTAACTAATATATTATCAGGATGATAGGGTGATGGGTCATAGCCACCTGTATCTGTAACTTGCCAAGATGTTTCTACATCAACTACTGTAATCATACTTCGTACCTACTTATACTTCTTCTAATTGTACAAGATGGTTCTCCGTGATAACCATTTATTTTATTTTTACTTATACATAATGTTCTTATTTTATTTTCTGCATCAGAGTTAGAGTTTCTACCTATACCTATAATGATGTCTGCTTCTGCAGCTTTACCTGTCTTAGAGTTTTCCATCATATCAAATGATATACTATTTCTATTGTGTGCATCTGCTGATGCTTGTGATATAGCAATCACAGCACAATCTCTTCTCTTTGCTATCTCTCTTACGCTTGTATATATCTGCCTTAACTTTTCATCTGTTCTAGCAAATGTACCTGTCACATTTATTTTATCTAACTGATCTATAACTATTATATCAGGTTTATGTTTCTCACAATGTGCATCTATGTCTTCCATTGACCAATCAACTGTATCAAACATAGCTATATTATCTTTTATTTCACTCCAAGCATTTTGTGCTATTTCTTTGTCTTGTATTATTTCTTCTCTAGTCATACCAGTATAACAAGATATGGCTCTCATCTGTGTTCTGATTGCAGGTTCTTCATTTATAAATGCGTGAACCTTTGCACCTTGCTCAGCAAATCCTTCAGGTCCTGCACAAAGACTAACCCAAAATGCTGTCTTACCTGTTTCAGGTCTAGCAAATGCAATCATAAGATTACCACCACCAATACCACCTACATTTTCTTTTAACACAGGTATATTAAACTTCCATTTAGTAGTTACATTTAATAATCCTAATACTTCTTTTACATCACTTGTAACTGCAGGTGTCTTTTCTTCGTCACCTTGTTTATGATTTTCTATCATACCAGCTATATCAGTAAAGTTTGCATCTTTACCATTAAATATTTCTGTAGCTTCAACAGCTATTCGTTGTGCTAAATCTCTGTCAGATAAAATACGCATTATATCTTTTGCTATTTCTTTACTAGGTTCTTGTATTTCTTTTATATCCTCTACTAACTCACTAAACTTTTCTTTCGCAGCACGAGTTAATGCAGGATTAAATATAGCAGTATGTAAAGAATATAATTCATCAACACTTATATCATCTGAATATTTTGCATGTGCTTTTTGTATTGTATCAAACAAAGAACTTATATCTCCTGTAAATATAGTAGGTGATATAGTGCCTTTGTATTTTGTATAGAATGCTTTACCAAGCATTAGTCTAAGCATTTGTTTTTCTATCATAAAACATCTCCCTTATTTGTTCTGTATTAAAGTATTTAAGGTCATCTTCTAACGGTTTAACCACGACATTGTCAAACCCTGACGACCTTAAATCTTTTGCTATATCATATGCTTTTGTTGTAGCATCTCTGTCTAAACAGATGTATAGTTTTTTATACGGTTTTAAATGACTCTTATGTAAATCTTTTAATTTTGTACCCATAATTGCAATACCAGTAAGTATGTTAGATACAGCACAAGCTGATGGACAATCTTCTACTATAACTGCATCATCACACTCACCACATTTAAATGGTACATCTTTATTACCATACATAAACCATTTAGGATAAACATTTTTATTTAATCCTCTACCTACTGCACCAACAAATTTATGTGAGTATCGATTTTTTATTAAGAATACAACTCTATCTTGTTGCACATCATATTTTATATCTGCTCTACCCCAAGACCACGCTTCCCAACAATTATTATTTGATAACCAACGCATTGCTTTTTCATTAGAATATATACCTGTAAAGCTGTCAGGTATTTTAAACTCTTCGTTTTCTATATATAGTTCTTGATTACCTTTAAGAACTTTCTCTACATATTGCATATTTTTTTCTCCTTCTTTTTTTCCTCTAGCTTTACAAGTTGAATGAAAGCAATACCAGTTTATATTATTATCCATAGTGTCTACTGATAATGTATTTAAATTTTTACAGAAAGGACAATCCATTCTCATCTGTGTATCAGGTGGAATAAATAGTCCTTGTATAATATTTAGTTGCTGTTTATAATTCAATTACTAACTTCCTCGTATGTAACCCTAGTTTTAGTTTTATCATAAAAGGTATCTCGAGTGAGAATAAGTTTTTTGGTAAGTATTAGATGTGTTGCCTCATCATCTATTCTATCTGCGTCTACGACTCCTGTGAGTGGTAATGTGTATTGCCCTGTATATCCTAATCCGTATACTTTTATGAGGTAGTTCTTTGTTTCCATTGTTTTCTCCTTATCACATTTTTATTTATTTGTCAACTGATTTTGTAAAATATTTTTTATTATTGTAACTTTGGGATCTATATCTGTAGTCTTACAAGATGTAAGTAGTAATAATATAATTATATATTTCATATATTTAAAAGTTTGTTGCGTAGTTTTATAGCTAAATCCCATTTACCTTTTTCTCTACATCTTAATATCAAACACTTAAGTCTAAATATTAATTTAGTTTTTGCATTTCTTTGTTTCATTTTTTTCCTTTCTTTCTATGCCTACCCATATACCAATCTCCTGGCTCATAGTTCCATTTCTTTCCGTGATGACCCCTTATATCAGCATACCACATACGAAGCCTTACTATTATTTTTTTAATTATCATTTTTTTGTTCTTCTATTTCTGTTAAGTATTCATCTATTCCTGAAGTAATATCATCAGGAATATCAATAAGTTTTTCTACCTTACCATTAGACCACTCAACATCTATTGACCAACCTATTATTTTTAGGTCACCCTTTTTATCTACACTCATTAATGTTCCTTATAACTTACTTGTTTAACTGAACGACTCCAACAAGTACGGCAAGATTTACACTCACCATCTTGTTTATATGCAGGACATTCCTGTCCAACTGCAGGTTTATCTTTGTGTACACCTGATGTCCACTTCCAAAACTTTGGTGGTGGACTATCTACTTTAATTGCAGATACACGCAAACATAAATTTTTTGGCACATCTTTTTCTTTAATATCTTTTATAAATTGATATTCTCTTGTGGCTAACCAGTATTTTATGTGAGGTGTCAGCTCACATACCTCAAATATTTTCATAAGATGTGAGAAAGATTGCAAATCTCCTGAGTCAAACCACCTGTGATAATGCCTTGATTTATCTAGGTTTTTATACTTTTGGGTAATGAGTTCTGCCATATAATCTACCCACTCAGGTTTCTCTATTGCTTTTCTTCTTAACTCGTGGGCATTAGCAACAACAGGAAATAAATAATGTCCATTAAGTGCATAACATTTATTACAGATAGTTCCTTTTATCTTTGCTAACTTACTACCTGTCTTGCATTTCTTTGCTGATATACCCCACGCATACGCAGGCATTTTACTAGGGTTAGATAGTGTACCTATCTTTTTCTCCAACTCTTTTCGTTTCATATATCCTCCTCAAAATCTTTTATATCCCAACCATCACACAAAAAAGAATGGTCAACATCAGGTGTTGTTCTCCACTTAGTTTCTTTTCCGTCTTTATCTGTTGTAATAAAAGTTAGTTTATCAACTATTAGATTTGATAGTTCTTCTTCTGTCATTTTTCTTTTCATACTTACTTATACCATAAATTAATAGATGTGTCAATTTGCATACTAGACTTTTTTCAAAAAGTATGCTATGATATCCTGCGTTTCGGGGCAGGGTTAATATACTACTTGGGTTCTATCCCTTTAGTTGTAGTTGAAATAAAATTATTATGTTTGTTTGTATACTCAATGGCATACTCTTTTTTATGGTCTAACTTTCTTCTTAATTTTTTTAAAGACATAGCTTCCATATCTTCTGACATTTCTTTTCCTAATTCTCTTACTTTGTATTTATATCTCATAGTTGTGTACCTTGTTTAGTTGCCTTTCTTTTTTTTGTTTTTCTTTTTTAATATTGTATTGTACCACAAAATAAACTATAAGTCCACCCACCAATATGGCACATAGACCTATAAATAATTGTAGTATTCCTAATTGTATTGTTGTCATAAAAAAAGGCTAGGCGATTTCTCGCCTAACCCTTATGTAATTTAAGCTACTTGTTGGGATTGAAGATGTTTCTGCAAAGCAATTTTTGCATTAGCAATCTTTTCTTCCTTGCTAGGTTTCCTTTCGTAACCTAATATAGAATCTGTCATAGACTTAACACTAGCAGGATTAACTGTTAATGCAGTACCAAAGATTTTATTAATGGAAACATTTGGTTCCCACTCATATTCTTTAGCTAACATATCTACTTCAGATTTATTTTTCATAGCTTTAATTTGCTCACCTACTAAATCAGTTGCCCGTAATATAGAACTAATCCAGTCTTGATGAGTCTTTACTACATTAGCTTTTGCTATTAACATCAGCTCAAATGTAGCAAACTCTGATTCTGTGCAAGGTATTGCACGAGATTTACAACCACCACTACCAATAACATCTAATGCATAGTTATCTTTCCATACTTGATAGAAGTTAGTAGATTGTCCGTCATTACCCTTTAACCAACGTTGATTTTCATTTGCATTGGTTGAGTGATGAGGATTACTTCGGTTACCCTTTTGCTCAATCTCTATATCGGGGTTATAGCCATTAGCTTTTAACTCCTCACGATACCAAGCATAACCAAAGTCATTTTCGTGGTCGTATGATGAATTACCAGTATGACTACCATCTAATTCAAAGCTGAAGTGTTTTTGTTTTTGTTCTTCATCTCTGTATTCATTAAGTACATTTACTGGTTTTCCCTTTTTATCTACAACTGCAAAATAAAAACAACTGTCTTTTGCTGTGGCATCAACAGTATTATATTTCTTCTGCATTTTTTGTAGTATAGAAACATCTTCGGGCTTATAGACTCTATGTACAACTTTGGTTGCTAACTTAAATGCGTCATCAATCCTAGTCTTACACAAAGTTTTAGCTGATAAAAATGCTTCATACTTTGGGTTATCTTTTTTAGATTCTAAAAATCTTCGGAAGTCTTTTATATAAGCTGTCCGATAATCTTTATTCAATCTAATATCTTTTTTCTTCTCCATTGAGTACTCCTTTCATTGTTGAAGATACTACCAACTTGTTGTCAGTAGTATCTATATATTACTATATTATTGTTGAGATGTCAAGCCAAGTTGTTCTGCTAGAACTTTGGCTTGTGCTGATGTTTTTGTAGCGTTCCAACCATTATATCCTTGTGGGTTAGGCTCTCCATTTATTGCTTGTGCTTTAGTAATAGGGTGTCTAATATTATATAATTTATTAACTAAAAAATAAAGCCAATTACTATCCCCATAACCATTAGAATACTGATATTCAGAATCAATAAGCCAAGCATTTTCCATATTAACTTTTACTGGTTCAGTTATTCTAACACCTATTGCGTCAATGGCTCTATCTAAATATATATTAGACCAAGCATCATAACAACCAAGTGTGCAAAAATTACCATTACCATATCCATTAGCAGGATTAGATTGATAATACTTACTACCCTTGCTACCCCTAATTTGATTTGAGTTTTTCTTTTCGGGGCATTTGGGATTTTGACACCATTTAGTTTCTCTCGCCATTGTAATATCCTTTCTCTTTTAAGTATTTATAAGCTGACTTTCTTGTTCGTGGTAAGTCAGGAAAGTATTCACGCAATACTTGTATGATATTAACGCGACTTACACGCAAACCAAACTTGCTGATTGCCTCGCTTTGTAAGGCAACAAGTGCCATACGCATACGAAACTCACTTCTTTGTTGGTCATTTTCAAATGTAATCATTGTCATTGCATTGTACTCCCATCTAGGTTGCCACGAAGTAAATTCTTTAACTGACTATACTTCGTAGGGTTTAAAACATATAACCTAATATGCTCATCAGCCAATCTAAATTGACTGACACCCCATATTTTTTTACCTACACTTATCCATAACAATCTTCGGTATGAGATATTTCTAGGTGCTTTCTTTTCTAGGTCGTGTGCTAAAAGATAATCTTCTCTTTTAGTAGTTCTAGCTTTACCTTTACGCTGATACATTGTGCCGTCAGTTTGTTTCCAAGTCTTACGATATTTGAAATCAAACTTACCAGTTCTATAACTTCCATCAACTTTAATAAACCCTGCTCTAAATCTTTTTGATTTAGTTTTACTTACAAGATTTTCTATAAAGCTAGAGAAGTCACCAATGTGTACAGGTTCATATTGTATTATTGACATATTGTTCTCCTTATTAAATTAAAAAGGCGTTGCCAAGTCTCCCTGACAACGCCTAATTATATTACTATATTATTTTTATTGAGTCAAGTTGTTCAATACTTTTCCAACTGGTGTCTTACCAATTCTAGCTTGAACATCTTCAATACCCTCATTAACATAAGATTTAATAACTCTTATCTCATCTGTTTCTCTAACAGAATTAAGATAATCTTTTATCTTTTGTAATGTGTATAGTTCGCCTTGCATACTTCCACTTGAATAGGTATCTTGAATTGACTTTGCCATTTCAAAAAAACTATCTGATGTACTCATTTGCAATTAGCTTTCGTTAAATCACTAGACCAATCGTGGTCTTTATTTACAAACCATATATATGATTTGGTTGTGATTGTTTCTTTACCATTAACTTCTTTTAAACACTTCTTGCCAAGCATAACTTGTTTATTACTGCAAGCTACAAGTGTTAAAAAAGTCAATAAAATCAAGGTTTTTTTCATATTAAACCTCGTCACTTTCGCCCATAGGTTTAGTAGGAATAACCATTTTATGTTTTTCCCACAAGGCAACATCACTATTCCAATATACAAAGCACTCCTTAGCTTTTGCTAATTCATAACCAAGTTCTTGTGTAGGTTTGCCATCATTTTCAATACGAGCAAGGCAGTTGATAAGTCTTTTTCTTAAAGACCTACGCCACTTTAATTCCCAGCTTGTATCTATTGTTGGTGTGTTGTTTGTCATATATATATATACTCCTTTGTTGAGAACTATAATATACAATAAAAAAACCCCTGTGTCAATTAAGGCACAAGGGTTTTACTTTTCCGAGGGAGAAAAAGATTCTGTTAATTTTTATGGTACATAATTTATATCAACTATATCTCTAGCTTGTTTCATTTGTGTTGCCCTAGCATTATCAAAAAAGCTAGTGACTTTTATTATGTGGCATAGTTGTCTTAGTGGTTCTTCTGTTGTTTCTAATCTATCTTTTAATAAATTAATAACAGTCTCTAAGTCAGCTATTTTTAAATGCAAATCACCATTTTGTTTTTGGTGTGCTTTGCTTATATCTTCAAGTTCTTTTACTCGTTCTTGAAGTTTTCTATATGGTGTCGTTGCCATAAACATCTCCTTTGTTAATGCTTATAGTATATAATAAAAAACCCCCTGCGTCAAGCTGACACAAGGGGTTCTACCTATCTGTTTCCATATATTTTTTTATAAAAATGTAGCAATCATTAACATTATAATGGTTGCCCAAAAAAATGTAGCTAGTGTTGTTTGCATAATTATCCTTTCTAATAACATTAGATATTATTAAAAGTTATATGTCAAGTGATTATTATTTAACTACTTCTATTTTTACTTTTACTTTTTTAAACCATTGTTTAAATATTAAACCTAGTTCAAGTAATAGTGTTTGTAATTGTAGATTACTAGCTTTACTTACTTTTATTTTAATTATTTTTGTAGGCATTTTTTTCTATACTTTCATAAATATTTTTATTTATTTCTAGCTTTGATAAACCTTTATCATTAGCTGAATATACAATTATAAAATGATTATCTTCAGCATTATATAACTCACATTTACAATAAAATGGTGTTCTTTTTTTTATTGTAGTTGTATATCCACGCCAATTACTGACAATCATCATTTGCCTTTGCTTTTTTAAAACTTTTATCTAATTGTTTTTGTCTATATAATTCTCTATCTAATTGTGATATTTTTATTTCACAAATTATAAAACCAACAAAGCCAATTAATATTAAAGCCATACCAATATATAAAATTGTATTCATATTTTTTTATTCCTTTTTTATTTTTTATTATTAATAATACAACTAAAAGAGGTATGTGTCAAACGCATAACTAAGAGGGTCAAGCTATGCAAAAATGGAATACAACTAATGAGCTATGCAAAAATGGAATAACAAAGCTCTATTCAACTAATGATTGAAAAAAGGGGGGTGCGACAGAAGTATACAAGTTAAATCATTTAACTAAAAAATAATTTAACAAATGAGTTGCAATAAAAAATTATATGGTTTAAGAATAGTAATGATTAATTTTAAATTTAATGGCAATTCATTAAAGGTTAATCATAGAACAGGAAAAAACAAAATGAGCAAAAAAGTAAAAAATGTAATTGAGGCTAATGAGGAAATAAAAGATCAAAATTTTATGGAGTCATTAAAATCAAATGAGGAATTAAGAAAAGTATTATTTAAAGCAAAAAATATTACTAACAACTTAACCTCAGTCGTAGTACCTCAAATGGCTAAAGCTATTAAAACTTTAATGACAGAAATTAACTCAGGAAAAGTTGAGATAGCTGATTGGAACACAATGAAATTTTTGAGAGGTCATTGTTATAATTTAGCAAGTTATGACAGAAAAAAAGACCTTAACCAAAATTTTGAGGTTTCAATCACAATGGCAGTTAGATTAGCAATAATGATGTACTCAAAGCCACAACAATTTGATATTACTAAAGACAATGAAATTTTAGTAATGGATAAAGTGGCTACACCATTCATTGAACAATCTAAAAAAGGTCAAAAGGGTGGTAAGAAAAAAGTAAAAAACACTTCTGAAGAATTAGTTGAGATTGTGCCTAGTACCATTAATAAAATATGGTCAGCAGAATATCCGACAACTAAAAGACCAAATGCCAAAAATACTGTAAATATTTCTAAAAGTTTAAAAGAGGCTTTAAGCATTTTAGAAAATTTGCAAAATATTTGTGAGAGCAAAAAACCTGAAAAGATATTAGAAAAAATATCAGATGAGGACGCTGGCGTTATTGGATCATTTAGCTTGATTGATTTCAATTTGATTAGAGATACTTTCAGTAAGTATGAAATTAATTTAGCTGATGAGATAACAGAAAAATCAGCTTAACCCTCTAAGCTAGATTTTAATAAACCCCCTGTAGAAATACGGGGGGTTTTTTTTGCGTGTCATAAAAAATAAATTTAGTGGTTCACAGGGGGGTTATTAGTTACAAAAATTTACACCCCCCAATCTCTCCTCAAGTGGTAACCAAAAAAAACTTAAATTAATTTTAGGGTAACCCCTGACAATATTTTTGGGTTGCCTTTGCTATTCTGTAAAATAAAACTAAATTTTGCAGGGGGTATACGCAGGGGACAGGGGGGTATGTATATACCATATATATACCATTACCAGAAAATCTCCAAAGTCCTTGTTAACCAACTCTGGGCCATATTTCAGGGCCTAATATTCCGACAATATCCCTGGGAATACCCTAGGGGGTACTTCTAAAAATAAGAATAGGATAGGTGTAAAGGCCCCCCTGGGGTTCCTATGAACATTATACACCCCTATTTCAATTTTGTCTACTACAATAATGTCGCAGATGTAATTTTTTAAAAATAATACTTGACAAAATTGCATATAAGTACTATAATGTATTTATATGTTTTATTTAAGGGACACACAGACACACACAGTTAACACACAAACAGGGTCATCACAAATAAAACATATAAAATGACAGAACTTAACAAAAAACTAGTAAAAGATCTCCCATTTGGCGAGATAATGGAATTAATAAATGCAAAACATGGATTCTTCTATAACAAAAACTCAAAAGAGAAACTTAACAGATATGCAGGAAAAGTTTCTAGACGTATTGTTCGCAGAAGCGAAGGGAAATCCAAGAGAAGCAGCAAGATTGGCAGGATATTCCTCCCATTCTTATCCTAAAGTAATTAGGAATTTGAAAAAAGAGATTACAGAATTAGCGGAGACTCATTTATCTACACACTCTGCACAAGCGGCTAATAGGTTAATCGCCTTACTAGATGAAGACGGCACTACTCCACAGGCAAGTATTCGTCTAGCAGCCGCTAACTCAATACTAGACAGAGTAGGTATTGTTAAAAAGGATCAATTAGATATTAACATGAAAGCTCTACACGGTATATTTATATTACCAGCAAAAGATGGAACCGATAAAAATAAAAAAGAGAGCTAGAACAATACCATTTGGTTTTAAACAATCTAGTGATCCAAATTATTTAGAACCCATCAAAGAAGAATTAGATGCTCTGGGTCAAGCAAGAGAATATTCAAAGACTTGCTCACTAAGAGAGACAGCATCTTGGCTACATAGAAAAACAGGAAGATACATATCACATGTCGGACTTAAAAAAAGACTTGCAAGAAATACAACCTCCGAAACCCAAGAAGATAATTCAAAAGAAAGCCAAGAAGTCAACACAACAGATTCTAGCTCGCAGTCGTAAGAAAGTTGCAAAGGCAGAACAATCTCTAAGATCTGCCAAACAGTCAGCAGAAAATATTAAAAATAAACTGTTAACTATAGATAAGTCTTTAAAAGGAAAAGAGACTCAACTACTTACGGAAGACATAATCGAGAGTGCTCCTAAAAACGTAAAAGAGCACATAAATCAGCAAGAGGTGATCTTTAAACCTAATGAAGGTCCACAGACACAATTCCTTGCAGCTTCTGAAAGAGAAGTTTTTTATGGTGGAGCAAGAGGCGGTGGTAAATCATATGCGATGCTAGTAGATCCGCTTCGATACTGTTCCAAAGCTCAACACCGAGCACTCCTAATTAGAAGGACAATGCCAGAGTTAAGAGACTTAATTCAAAAGTCTCAGCTATTATACTCGAAAGCATTTCCAGGAGCAAAATGGAGAGAGCAAGAAAAAGAGTGGCGATTCCCATCAGGGGCAAAGATAGAGTTTGGTTACGCAGAAAACATGACGGATGTTTTAAGATACCAAGGTCAATCATACACATGGATAGGAATAGACGAACTTCCACAATATCCTTCGCCAGATATATATAACTTTTTAAGATCATCACTTAGAAGTGTAGATCCTGAAATACCAGTATACTTAAGAGCAACGGGTAATCCAGGTAACGTTGGTTCACAATGGGTAAGAGAAATGTTCGTAGAACCAGCAGAACCCAATACGGCTTTTGATGTAGGGATAGATACACCTAACGGTAAAAAATATATTACCCGTAGGTTTATTCCTGCAAAGTTACAAGACAATCCCTATCTAATGCAAACTGATGATTATTACATCATGCTTGCATCATTACCTGAAGTACAGCGAAAACAATTTTTAGATGGAGATTGGGATGCATATGAAGATTCAGCTTTTCCAGAATTTAGTAAAACAACTCACGTGGTCGAACCTTTTGAGATACCTCGTAGTTGGTATAAATTTCGTGCTGCTGATTGGGGTTACAGTTCTCCTGCTTGTGTCCTTTGGTTTGCTATTGATTATGATAACAATATCTGGATCTATAGAGAATTGTATACCAAAAAGGTTACAGCAGATTATTTCGCACGACAAGTCCTTAATTTAGAAAAAGGTGAATATATACACTACGGTGTATTAGATGTTAGTACATGGGCTAAGAGAGGTGATGTTGGTCCTAGTATTGCAGAGACAATGATACAACAAGGTTGTAGATGGAGACCATCAGATAGATCTCCAAAGAGTAGAATTAATGGTAAGTTAGAAGTTCACAAGAGATTACGAGTAGGTGAAGATAAAGTACCAGGTATAAGAATTTTTAAAAATTGTAGAAATTTAATTAGAACTTTAGGAACATTACCCACGGATGATAAGAATCCTGAAGATGTTGATACAAATGCAGAAGATCATGCATACGATGCATTAAGATATGGATGTATGAGTAGACCTACACATCCTAAATATGCAGCAAGGTTTAGATTATCATCAGTTCAAGATAGCTATCATATGGTAGATAATAAATTTGGATACTAATGCCACTAAATAAAAAAGGTAAAAAAATTAAAAAGGCAATGGTAAAACAGTATGGCAAGAAAAAAGGCCAGTCTGTTTTCTATGCTATGGAAAATTCTGGAAAATTAAAAGGTGTCAAAAAAAAGAAAAATACCAGAAATAAATAAAAAAGATTTCCCCTATCCCTTAGTAAGGATTTATTGGGAAGACATTATTGGTGAAACTAATTGGACTGATCTAATTGATATCAAAAAATCTAAAACAGCAATATGCTGTAGTGTTGGATGGCTGATAAATGAAAATTCAACAACAACAGTTGTAATGGCAGATTTTAGTTTTGAAGATAATGGAGATATAAAACAAGGCGGTGGTTATACAACCATACCTACCAAGAATGTTTTAGCAATAAAAAAACTTAAATTATAGGAGACAACATGGAAACTAAATTTGATCCAAAAGCAAAAGTTAAGCAAGGTCAATTAAGTGATGGTCCTGATGGCAAACAGCCAAACAGGGAGCATACTAATATTGACTTTTCTCAACATGCACCTAAAAAGTATCAAGAGTTTGAATATGATCCAGATGTTCCAAGTAAACCTGGAGCAGAGCATGTTCAAGAGTCATTATTTAAAATGGCTGATGAAAAGGATTACTAATTATGGATGATAATAAGTTAGGAAAACCGAGTGGCTTTATTCCTAAAGTTACTGCTGGTTTAAAAGAAGCCCATAACATGGTTATGGAAAAATATAAAACAAAAGCTAAAAAAGTTATATCTTCAGTAAAAAGTACTTTTAAAAAAGGTAAAGATTACGGAGAGAAAGACTTATTAAATGGAGGAGACAAGTAACATGATGCAAAGATATAAACAGGGGGAACTTGCACCTGATGCACCTAAAAGACCAAATGATCCTATGCAAATAGATCCTAATTCAAAAGTGAATCAAGGAGCTACAAGCGGTGATGGTAATGATGCTAAAGGTAAATCAAAATCAAAAGTAGACCCAGCAATCTTTAGAATGGCTGAAGAAAGAGATTACTAAGCTAAATGGAAGAAGATAAAACTAAAAATGGCGGCTATGAAGCTGAGGGTAATCCTCTTGTCGGTTTTATAAGAAGTAGATTTCAACAAGCTGAAACATCAAAAGTATACGATGAAAAAAGATGGTTAAAGGCTTATAGAAACTATAGAGGGATATACGGACCTGAAATGGCTTTTCGTGAAAACGAAAGGTCTAGAGTTTTTGTTAAAGTAACAAAGACTAAAGTCCTTGCTTCGTTTGGACAAATCATAGAAGTTTTATTTTCACAAGGTAAATTTCCATTAGGTGTAATGCCAACTTCTGTACCAGAAGATATTGCAGAAAGAGCACATCTAAAACAGCAGCAACAACAGCCTCAGCCACAAGAACCTATAAGTCCATATGGTTTTAATGGTGATGGAAGAATGATGCCACCAGGAGCAACTGCTGATGAGTTAATGAAAAATGTTGCACAGGAATACTCTAATTTAGGATTTACTGATGGTCCTGCCCCAGCTGGTGAACCACAAATAGAACCAGCAAGAAAAGCTGCAGAAGCAATGCAAAAATTATTGCATGATCAATTAGAAGAAAGTAGAGCTATCACAATTATGCGTCATGTATTTTTTGAAATGGCATTACTTGGTACAGGAATATTAAAAGGACCTTTTACAGATTTAAAAGAATATAATTCATTTGATAGTGCAGAAGATGATGAAGGTAATGAAATAAATATTAGAGTTAAAAAAGTTAAAACTGTACCATCAATAGAAGCAGTATCGTGTTGGGATTTTTATCCAGATCCAAACGCAACTAATATGAATGATTGTGATTATGTTATTCAAAGACATTCTTACAATAAACAACAGTTTCAAGATTTAATGGATAAACCTATGTTTAATGCTGAAGCAGTGCAAGAGTGTTTAGAGATGGGTCCTAATTATCAAACAAGAGGTTTTGAATCATCTCTTTATGATAGAGAAAATATACAAAGTATTTATAAAAATAGATTTGAAGTTTTAGAATATTGGGGTATAATAGATAAAAAAACTGCAGATGAATGTGGTTTAGAGTACGAAAGCACAGCTGAAGTAATATCTATTAATGCATGGATATGTGGTAATAAAGTTTTAAGAATGGTAGAAAATCCATTTATACCAAATAGAATACCATATTTAGTATGTCCATATGAATTAAACCCTTATCAATTTTTTGGTGTAGGTATTCCTGAGAATATGGAAGACTCACAATTAGTTATGAACGGTCATGCAAGAATGGCTATTGATAACTTAGCACTAGCTGGTAATTTAGTATTTGATGTTGATGAAACAATGCTAGTACCAGGTCAGGATATGAAAGTATTTCCTGGTAAAATATTTAGAAGACAAAGTGGTCAAACAGGACAAGCTATACATGGAGTTAAGTTTCCTAATACAGCTTATGAAAATTTACAAATGTTTGACAAGTTTAGACAGATTGCAGATGAAGCAACTGGTATTCCATCATACTCACATGGAGCAACAGGTGTACAATCTACAACAAGAACTGCATCAGGCATGTCAATGCTTATGGGTGCAGCAGCATTAAGTATTAAAACAGTTATCAAAAATATTGATGACTATTTATTAAAGCCCCTAGGAGAATCATTATTTTATTGGAACATGCAATTTAATGAAGATACTCCACATATCAAAGGTGATCTAGAAATCAAAGCACAAGGAACTTCTTCTCTAATGCAGAAAGAAGTTAGATCTCAAAGATTAATGACATTCATGCAAACTGCATCTAATCCTGCACTTGCACCGTTTGTTAGATGGCATACATGTTTAACTGAAATAGCTAAATCTTTAGATATTGATCCAGATCAATTAATCAATGATCCAGAAAAAGCTGCGATCTATGCACAAATAATGGGGATGGCAAATGGAAATCAAAACAATACAGCCGCTGCTGGAGGACAAAGTGAAATGGGACAGACTGGCCCAGTACCTACAGGAGCTTCGCCAACAGATCCAACAGGAGTTGGAGGTGGCAACATCGGAACAGG